TCGACAACCTGTCCCGAGCCATCCGTCACGGCGGGCGCATCATCGTGGACCTGATCCCCAAGGTGTACTCCACGCCCCGCATCGTCCGCACGCTCGGCGCGCAGGGCGAACAGCGCTCGGTGCCGGTGAACGGGGCTCAACCCGATCCGCAAGCCCAACAGCAGGAAGCCGCCGAGGGCCGCGAGCAGGCCGAGGATATCGCCCGCATCTACGATCTGACGGCGGGGAAATACGACGTGTCGGTCACGGTCGGCCCCTCGTTCACCTCGCGCCGTGAGGAAGCGGCCACGCAAATGATCGAGCTTATCCGCGCCTATCCGGACGCGGCTCCGATCATCGGCGATCTGCTGGCGAAGAACCTGGACTGGCCGGGCGCCGACGAGGTCGCCAAGCGGCTGCAGGCGATGCTTCCGGCCCAGGTCAAGGGCGGCAACCCCGAGGCCGAGGCGATCAAGCAGCAAGCCGGTCAGGTGATCCAGCAGGGGCAGCAGATGATGCAGCAGCTCCAGCAGGAGAACCAGCAGCTTAAGTCCGACCAAGCGGCCAAGGCCGAGGAACTGCGCATCAAGGCGTTCGAGGCCGAGACCGACCGCCTGAAGGTGCTCGCCGACGCGGAGAACGCCCGTCGCAGCGCGGACCAGAAGGCCGAGAACGATCGACGCAATGCCGTCGCAGGCGAGCCCAACGGCGGCCTGTTCGACGACTAACCAGCGACCAAGCCTGAGGGCAGTCGCGCAACCCCACGGACAATATGGATCTGGACAACGAGGCCAACCCGGCCGCGGACGATGACGCTCGCGTCGAAGACCAGCAGGGAGCCGAGGACCAGGAAGCCGTCGACGAGATTGCGGACGGTGACGATCTGGAGGACTCCGAACAGGAGCAACCCGAAGACGATACCGACGAGGTCGACCACGACGGCAAGAAGTACCGCATCCCGAAGGCGCTCATCCCGCGCCTGATGAAGGATGCGGATTATACCCGCAAGACCCAAGAGGTCGCCCAAGATCGCAAGGCACTGGAGACCGAGCGCCAGACGCTCGCCCAGCAAGCCCAAATCCAACGCGAACTCATCAAGGACCACGCGAAGGTCACGGCGCTTTCCGAGCGCGTCCAAGCCTACGCCGAAGCCGACTGGAACACCTGGTACCAAACCGACCCGCAAGCCGCACAGGCCGGCTGGTTCGACTACCAGCAGACCAAGGACGCCCACGATGCGGCGTCCCGAGACCTCACCGCCAAGGAAGCGAAGCGTCTCCAGGACGAGCAGGCGAACACCGCCCGCGCGATGGAGGAAACCAACCGCGAATTGGCTGCGAGCATTCCAGACTGGGGACCTCAGAAGGTCAGGGACATCGCCACGTTCGCCCAAAGCGAGCTTGGCCTGACGCCTGACGAACTGGGGCAGTCCGACGCCAGGGCCTGGAAGGCGATCCATCGCCTCCAGCAAGCCGAGGCCGAGCTGAAAGCCCTCAAGTCCAAGCAGACCAAAGCGGCGAACCACGAGAAGGCGCAGCAGTCGCAGCCAGCAACCCGTCCGAAGGGCAACTTCGCCCCGGCGGGACTGCACGACAACCTGCCGGCCGACGAGTGGGCGCGCCGACGCAACGCCCAGGAAGCCAAGCGGCGCCAGGGCTGAACCCAACCCTCATCGAAAGGGCCGTTAGATGGCCAATACGCTCCTCACCCCGACCGCGGTGACCCGGGAAGCCCTGCGCATCCTGCACCAGAACCTGAACTTCGTCGGCTCGATCACCCGCGACTACGACGACAGCTACGCCAAGTCGGGCGCCAAGATCGGCGACAGCCTCAAGATCCGGCTGCCGAACCAGTACACCGTCCGCACCGGCGCGACCCTCTCGGCGCAGGACACCACGGAAGACAGCGTCACCCTGCAGGTCAACAACCAGAAGGGCGTCGATCTGAACTTCACCTCGGTGGACCTGACGCTGTCGCTGGACGACTTCTCGGAACGCATCCTGAAGCCGGCCATGTCGGTGCTCGCCGCCAACATCGAATACGACGCGATGTCCATGTACAAGGACGTCTATCAGTCGGTGTGGAACGGCGCGTCCGCCAACACCCTGGCCAAGGTGGCTTCGGGTCGCTCGATGCTCCAGCGCGCCCTTGCGCCCAGCACCGACCGCACCGCGAACCTCAACGTCCAGGACATGGCGGACATCATCACCGCCGGCCAGACCCTGTTCAACCCGAACACGGAAATCGCCAAGCAGTACAAGGAAGGCTACGTCGGCCGGCAGGGCGGCTTCGACTACATGGAAAACACCATGTGGCCGGCGCACACCCGCGGCGCGGCGACGACCGCTTACCTGGTCAACAACGCCGCTCCTGCCTCGGGCGCTTCGACCCTGATCGTGGACACCGGCACCGGCGCCATCAACGCTGGCGACGTGTTCACCATCGCGAACGTCTTCTCGGTGCACCCGGAGACCAAGGTCTCCACGGGCATCCTGCAGCAGTTCGTGGTGACGGCCGCCGCCTCTTCGGGTGCTGGCACCTGGAACATCAGCCCGACGATCTACTCGACCGGCGCCAAGCAGAACGTGAACGCGCTCCCGGCTGACAACGCCGCGATCACCTTCGCGGGCACGCTCTCGACCGCGGTCGGCACGTCCGTGCTGTACCAGAAGGGCGCCTTCGCCTTCGCCACCGCCGACCTGCAGATGCCGAAGGGCGTCGACTTCTCGGCTCGTGAAGTGCTCGACGGCATCTCCATGCGGATCGTGCGCCAGTACGACATCACCAACGACAAGTTCCCTTGCCGTCTCGATGTCCTTTATGGCTTCAAAACGCTTCGCGCTCAACTCGCGGCGCGTCTGCACAACAACTAAGCCACTTGGGGCGGGCTTCGGCTCGCCCCTCTCTTTTGGGGGCTTAGATGTCGCTCAGCACGTACTCCGACCTGCAAACGTCAGCCGCCGGCTGGCTTGAGCGGGACGACCTGACAGATCGCATCCCCGATTTCGTCACCCTCGCCGAAGCGCAGATGAACCGCTCGCTGCGGGTGCGCAAGATGGTGGCTCGCTCGACCGCGACCCTGGCCGACGAGTTCTCCGCGGTTCCGACCGACTACCTTCAGCCCATCCAATTCATCTGCACGGATGGCTCGACCACATGGGAAATCGATCCCACGCCGCTTGAGAGCATCGCGGCGTACAAGGCGCAGAGCACCCAGACCGGCAAGCCGCGCTTCTACGCCGTCGTCGGTGGCGAGTTCCAGTTCTACCCGGCTCCCGATGCGTCCTACGACGCGGCGCTGACCTACTACCAGCAGATCCCCGCGCTGTCGGACGCCGAGCCGTCAAACTGGGTCCTCGCCAACCATCCCGACGCCTACCTGTACGGGACGCTGCTGCAGGCCGCGCCGTACCTGCGAGACGCCGAGCAAACGGCGGTGTGGGGCCAACTCTATACCGCCGCGCTTGACGCCATTCGCACCGCTGAGCGGACCTTGGCCGGCAAGCTGCGCACGGAAGTCGCGCAGATGCTGCCGCGAACCTCTTTCAACATGAACACGGGGCTCTGACCCATGGCATCAGCTATTAAGATCGCCGACGCTCTTCGCGAGGACATGGCCGACGCCATCATCGCTCTGCTGGGCTCTGGGGCGCTGATCGACATCTACACCGGCACCAAGCCGGCTGGACCAGGCACCGCGATCACCTCGCAGACCAAGCTTGGCACGCTCACCTGTTCGGCGACGTTCGGGACCTACTCGGCCGGCGTGCTCACGGCGAACACGATCACGCAGGACAGCGCGGCGGACGCGACAGGCACCGCCGCGTGGTATCGCCTGAAGACGTCCGGCGGGACCGCCCTGATCGACGGCGAGATCGGCACGTCAGGCTCTGACCTGAACCTGAATACGCTGTCCATCGTCACTGGCGGTCCAATTTCGATCAGCAGCTTCACCTACACCATGCCTGGCGGCTAAGGCAGGTGACGACCCTGCTCATCACTTGCGAACTGGCGGCCGACGCGCGCGGGCGAATGAAGCCCAGCTTTATGCTTCTACCGGGGGCGTCCTGGGTGTCGGTCGAGGTTCTCGGCGATCCCAACGAGAGCGGGCGGGTCACTGTCCGGGTTGAGACCGCCGACCCCGATGCGATCCTGGCTTGCGAGGGCGTCGAACTGGTCGAGGGCTAGGCCATGGCGACCCTGTTCTCGGACAACTTCAACCGGGCGAACGGCTCGCCGGGGAGCAACTGGGCGAGGGCGGCTGGTTTTGGCACGATTGCCATCTCCAGCAACATGTTCTCCCAGCCAAACGCGTCGATCGCCTATGTTACGACTGGCGGCGTAGCGGCTGTAGCTGACTGCAAGGTCTCAATAACCCGGCGCACGGGGTCCGGGTACGACGGAGGTCCAGTCGTTCGCCAGAACTCTGGCGGCGCTGACACCTGCTATTACCTTGACTTCTATGGCTCCAACACGGTCGAAGTCTACCGCCGGATCGCCGGCTCTGACACCCTCGTCGGGTCAACGACGGTCGCCCACGCAAACGGCGACACGTACGGCCTAGAGGTCTCGGGGACTGGCGCCTCCGTCACCCTGAAGATGTATCGGAACGGGAGCCAGATCGGCTCCACGCTGACCGACGGTTCGGGGTCGCGGATCACCGCGGCGGGCCAGCCGGGGATTGTCTGCTGGAGCACAGGCGGCCAGCTTAGCGACGACTTCCTGGTCGAGGACCTGGGCGCCTCAACTGTCACCGGCA